TTATACATTAAATTTACAGTAGGCAAGTGCGGGTGAGCTTGCCTACCTAAACACCTTATCTGTCGCCATGAAAAAATAAGGTTCTTTTATTATAGTTTATCTTTTTTCTTTGTCAGCTTTTTAACCGCTTGCTTCACTATAGGTTTGACTGCGTTAAGTAATAATGGACTACTGGCAGCGACCAAGCCAATAATAGCAGTAGATATAATGACAGAAATTTCTGGAATGAACTGATCTTTAAAATCGACTTTTTCATATAACGTGGTGCAATCACCATTACTTTCTCTAAGATAACCTTTTATTCTCTCAAGCCTTTTTTCATTAACAAAACTTCCTATTCTTAAAGCAGATTTTGATGGACAAGGTTCAAGTTTTACCTCTTTTTTATCTTTTGGTATTGTTACTTCTGGTTGTTTAAATTCAGGAATTTCTGGTGTTTGACTATTAACTGGTAATTTTTCAGTTATTACAAGTTGATCAGGTACATAATCTATAGGATAAAAGCTAGGAAAAACACTATCGCAAACAGTATAAACTCCGTTAGGGTCATCTAATAAAAGTTGAGTATTACCAGTATTTTCAATGTCTCTGTGCCAATAAGTACATCCGGGAGCGTGTATCTGTAATCCACTTACTTCAGGAATTACATTTTGCGGATTATAAATTTCTGGGATAAATATTTCTGGAATTGTTATTTCTGGAATAAAAATCTCAGGAACTTCCAATTTTTATAGCTTTGGTAATTTAAAAGGTGCTGATGTTGCAGGGGCTGTCATCTTTGGCATTGAGTTACCCAACATATCTGGTAATAATCCTTGGACTTGTCCCATTACCTGATTAAGCATTTTGTTTTTAAATTGCTCAGAAGTAACGTATTTATAACCAAACCATCCACCACCTATAACTGATGTAACGAGTACGAATGAAGCTATACTGAGGATGTTAGCGATTTTTTGAAACATGGATTTAATTAAAGAAGCATTGTTGAAAGCACTCGCACCTATGTCTTTGATGGTGCTGTTTTTGATTGTTGGATTGGCTCCACTTTATCTGATGGCTGGTTTGCTGACTCGTTCTTTTTCTGTAACATCTCCCCAAACTGAATACCGCCCTCAATCAAAGCAATAAGTTTTGACTCTTGTTCTACAACAGCTTGAGCTTGTTGTAATCTTTCCTTGTGATTTTTAAGTTCTTCTTTCCATTCAAGGGTTTGTTTATTTATAAGTTCCATAAAGCTTTTCTTTTTATTTTATACTACTGTCCAAGTTTCGCCACTACCGACTGTAACTGTTACTCCAGAGTTAACTGTTATTGGTCCCGCAGACATAGCGTTCTTACCATTTGTAATCGTGTAGTTAGTTGTTATTGTTTGCGAGTTCTCGTAGAAACATTCATCACTTCCTCCTCCAGTAGCTCCAGCCGATATTCCTGTTAAGTTTGCTCCACTAACTGCTGGAAGTGTTGCAGGGAAACGTGCATCAGGTAATGTTCCAGAGTTAAGATTTGAAGCACTACCAGCCGTAAAACCGCCAGATGTTCCTGTTGTATCTTGGTTTAACGTGCCAACAACAAAATCTATAGTGCCATCACTATCTTGATATGTTACTGTAATCCCTGTCTCGGTATTACCAGTGACCATTCCTCCAACAATATCTTGGACTTGTTCATTTGTAAGAGTTGCTGTTATATAGCCTGCTCCATTTGTTATTGCGTTGTTATTAAGAGAAATGTTTGCAGAACCATCAAAGCTAACCCCTGCAATCGTTCTAGCTGTTGCGAGTGTCGCTGCTGTAGAAGCTGCAATGCCAAGAGCATCTATGTCTGATTTTGTTTGGTCTGCTGTAGCTGAAGCTTCAATTCCGTTTAATTTATTTAAAAGAGTAGTTGTAAAATTATTATCAGATTGAGTTGCAACAACAAAATCTATAGTTCCGTCTGAGTCTTGATATGTGACTGTTATTCCTGTTTCAGTATTTCCAGTAAGCATACCTCCTACGAAATCTTCTACTTGCTCTTCAGTAAGGGTTGCAGTTATAAATCCAGCACCATTGGTTAATTGATTCGTATTAGTGACGTTTGTAGCTGAAGCTGCTATACCATTTAACTTTGATAATAATGCGTCTGTAAATGCGTTTGTATCGCTATTCGCCTCGTATGCTGTTTTTATTTCTAAATTACTTTGATCTGCGGTAGCTCCATCTTCTACGTTAATCATTGTGCGTAGATTGGCTGGAGTTATTTCTTCAATTACCCCTGCACCACTTGAATCCCTACCTAAAATCCTATTTGTTGCTGATACATTTTGTATTTTTGCATAAGAAACAGCATCATTATCAATAGTAAATACAGCCCCAGAACTTGAAACTGTAATATCTCCTTTATCTCCATCATCAACACCGCCAGAAATTTCAGCTACAGAATTATCATCTTTTTTTGTGAATAATTTACCTGTATCTGTTCTTACTGCTACTTCTCCTACAACTAAATCACTAGCACTAGGGTCGCTGCCACTTGCGTTTTTTAATTTAATTGTGACTGCCATTTTTTGAAGCTCCCAGTATTTTTATATTAAATTTAGTATGTTCCCCCATCTATGTCGAAGCCTGATACACTTCCGTTTTCAAGAAAGGTTACAAGGTCAGACAATGCGACTTGAACCATTGTGCCAGCATCATTTATGACCATACGATCTGCTGCTGCAAGAGTTGTTGATGTTGCTGAAGTATCGCCATCTATAATATTTAATTCAGCAGTTGTTACTGTCGCACCATCTAAAATTCCAACTTCTGTCGCTGTTAAATCTGCAAGAGCAGCAGCAGCAGTTTGAGCTATCGTTGCAAGCTCTGTAAGTTTATCTGAATGTGGCTCAACGTCTGTGCCGATTACAACTCCTAAAGCTGTTCTTGCTGCTGAAGCTGAAGTTGCTCCAGTACCACCATCAGATATTGCAAGAGTTCCAGTTATAGAGCTTGCAGCTAAATCTATTGCAATTTCTGTTGACTCAATAACAAGTCCACCATTAGCTTTCAAATCAACGGATAATGTATTTCCTGACTTGTCTAAACCATCCCCTGCTGTAACTTGACCAGCACCAGAAAACTGTGCGATTGTGAGATTATTCGTACCTACGACAGCACTTCCCTTGTTACTGGTACAAACGAAGCCGTTATCAGCATTGACAGTTCCTTGCTCAACAAATGTAAAGAAGCCAGCAGCATCAGCACCCGCAGCTAAATCAGCAGCCCTAGCTGGACTTGACCCTACGACATAAATACCATTTTCTGAAGCTGTACTTTGGTTTTTGACTAATACTCGATCATTAGTTGATAAAGAAACACCATCTAAGGTATCTCCATTATTTAAAGCGGTTGATATTGTGATATTTGCTGTTGTCGCTGCCACGCATGAATCTTTAACATCAAGTCCTTGTGCCGTAGCTTCTACGAACGATTTTGTCGCTGCATCACTCGCATTTACTGGGTCTGAAAGGTTTGTAATCGTTTGTGAATTAAGACTTACACTAGCTGAAGGAGCAGCCATTTGATCTAATCTATTAACTCTTACCCCTGCATCAAAATCAGATATTTTTGTATGTGCTAACGAGGGAATATCAGCAGCTACTAAAGCTCTAAATGTTGGAGCAGCATCACTTCCAGTAGTGGGTCCTGATAATACTGAATTTGCAGCCCTTACAGTATCTTTATCCCAGAAAGCACCTTTACCAAATGCTTTATTGATGGTTGTAGCTGAACCTCCCGAACCTCCAGTACCGACACCTATGTAACCAATCTCATTACCTTCAGCAAAAGCTATTTCAGCGTTCTCTAAACTGGTTGGTGCTGAAGAACCTGTTGACCTTTTTACTCTAATTGTGTTAGCCATGTTTTAAAAGTTACCTCCATCTACGAGAGTAAGAACTGTGTGTGTTGCTGTCGCTTCAAATCTTGAATTAGAGCTATTGTAAACAGGAATTGACCCATTTACTTTATTGTCGCCATTAAATTCAAAACCAGAAGCGGCTGGTCCTTGTGGTCCAGCAGTAGTGATTTCAACTGTAGTTACATCAGATACCTGACTAACAACAACCTGATTTGGATTACTCATGCGGTGTAACCTTCACTTATAAATAGTGTACCCTCTAAATAATAGTTTTTGCTACCACTTGGTTCTGTTAGTAATACATCATATTCAAGTTCATCTAAACTAAATGTCGCAGTTTGTGTGTCAGTTAAGGATATATCAACAATTCCACTTGATCTATTTGTGTAAGCAACTGTCCAATCAGCATATTTTGTAATTCTTTTTTTTGTATTTGGGTCAGCACTCCAACATTGAGCAGCAACAGTATAGCCAGTTAAATCAATAGCATTCCCAGCAGAATCTTTAAAAGTAAGACGCAAAGGAAAATCTGCTCTCCTATCAACAGTAAAATTCTTTTTTGCTGGAATTATTGCCATTATGCAGTTACTTCATAAAGAGTTAGAGTACTTATTCCACGATAATTGTCTGAACTGTAATACCTGTTTACATGAATAGTAGATGTTGTATTATCTGCTTTAACTTGTACCTTATATGTAGTTGCACTGGTTGTAGCTGGGGAATCTAAAAATTCAACAGTTCTCTGTTGCATATATGCACCACTAGACCAACTAAAAAGACTTGCTTGATGATTTGCTGATGTCCCTGTAGGTTGAGCTATAGTTGTACTTCCACGAACTAAATTACACATTATTGTGGTAGTTCCGCTTCCACTTCCAATACTGAAATATATATTAGTCTTAACTAAAATTTTACTGCTACTTGAACTAGGAGTGATCGTTGCTGAAAGACCTGTAATATCTGCCAAAGATGTTGCACTGTGACTAAAAGTATCTGTTTTAACTGTTTGAACAACCTGCAAAATTCCACCATTAGCACCACTTGGCAGACCACCGGCAGGAACTATTGAATTGACTTTAAGTTGGCTCATAATTAACTAGGTTCTGTTGGGAAAGTAACAGATGACATATCTAAATTACCATTTGAATCTACTTTAGGAGTAGAAGTAGATGGTAAATCACGCAAACTTTGGCGATATGTTTTCCAAGCATCTGCAAGTGTTAAATCAGAACTAGCTCTCCAATCACAAGATGTAAGTTTCTTATCTCTTTCTTCTCTTAAAAGTTTCATAGGCTCAAGATTATTAAGCCTTGTAACTTCTGCATCTAACTCTGATTCAGTTGGTTTTGTTGAACTATCTAACCAATTTAAATCTTCGTATTTATCGCCAAGCCAAGTCCATTCAGTTGAAGGTTTTAAGGAAATTAATGCTTCTATTTTTGTATTTATCACGCTGCAATCTCCATTAAAACAAGATGTGCTACTGATGCAGAATTACTGGTACCATTAAAATAAGAAGTATAATCGTTACTTTGATTCGCAGCCCTTACTTTATATGTGTGAGAACTGGTATCGCCAGCAGCTTCCATGTTTTGTAAATGCTGTAAAAAACCATGTGATAACGTATGACTAGCACTTATGGCTGAGAAATTAGCATAAATAGGTACGTTGTAACTACTTCCACCACTTCCTGTTGAACCTAAATCACTACTGTCTTTTGCAAGTCTTAATTTATACCCTGCAAAATTCCAAAAATTACCAGATGTTACACCATGAGCATTTAATAAAATTAAATTAGTGGAACTTGCTGCTGTATGTGTTATCTCTAACCCAGTATCTTGCAAACTTGTAGAAGAACAAGTGAATTTTGTTGTTATTTGTGCTCTTTTTACAGCCACAACTTTACCAACATTGACAATATCAGGGTTGCCAGAGGTGTTTTCTAATGTATTAACTTTTAAAATACTCATGGCTTAGGATATTTGTCTTTTGTAGCTTTGATTGCAGTTGCAAAAGCTCCTGATGTTGTTACTGTACCAGCAACAATATCCTTATATAAACTGTCTAATTGATCTCCTATTGATGGGTATATTGTATCTGTCGTACCAGCAGCACCAGTTCTTTGAGTTTGGTAAAGTATCGCAGCAGCTTCATTATCTAAAGTAGTTCTTGCAGCCGTTACAAGACTATTATCAAGTGAGATTGAATTACCGCTTGCGTCAAAAGCTCCAGTGCCGTCATCAATCGTTACAGCAGACGGATAAGCTTTGCGTATCGCTTCGTGATCTAAGGCCATAATCAGGTTTTAATTAGATTATACATGGAAGTAATCATGCTGACACCTCCATTACTGTAAAAGTAGAGATCGTTCTAGAAAAATACTCATAATCAGTGTCACTTCCTGATCTATTTAAACAAGCAGAACCACCACTAGGTTCAACAGACATATAAAGCTGATAAGTCGTAGCACTTGTTGTTGCAGGAGAATCTAAATATGTCATTGACTGCGATGAATAACGACCTGAATTACTATGTCTTGCAGCAAAAGCCATTCTTGTTCTATTACCCGCAGCGTCTCCTTTTGCTCCGCTCATTTCACTTCCTCCTTTGTATAAATGAAATCTTGCAGCAAAGTCACCATTAGTACAACTAGAACTTCCAACATGAACCATTATTAAAATTTTGCTAGAGCTTGAAGTGGGAGTAATTGTACACGCCAATCCTGTAACTGCTGCTGGACTACTAATAGCTGCTGTAGTTGTGAAAGTATCTGTTTTAACTGCTGGAACTACTTGAATTATTCCACCACCACCGCCTGTCGGTACTCCTG